GTCAACACAGCGATGATGTCGTCGGCTTCAGCACGGTCATACTTGATAACCTTGTAGGGGAAATACACAGCGAGGTCATCGCGGATCTCAGACATGGTGTCAAAGATTAATTTCCAATCAAGGTCAGAAGCATCACGTGCTTTCTTGCGACTGGCTTTGTAGTGTTCAAAGACTTCCTTGCGCCAGTACTTACGACCGTCAGTTGCGATTACAATCTGACCGTATTCTTTACCATACTTCTTCTTGTACGACTTGATAGTCGAAAGAACAACGTGACGAATAAGGTTCTTGACTTCTGCTTCAGTACCTTTCAACTCTCGTTGGAATGTTAGGATAGTTGCCAAAGCAACTTGTGAATAATCTACGAGAATCATTAAAATGCTCCGAGGATAATACATTCCTCATTGATGCGACCGTTCGGTGCCGCAGGTTTAGTTTTCAAAGTCTTGAATGCAGCATTCAGAGGACGCTTAGTCATTGCCAACCCTTTGAAGAAGTCTTCAGGTTTGCGCAGGGTCATAGACTTAGATTCTACAACATCAAAGCCGATCAGGGTTGTACCCTTAACAGCAAGACCAGAATCAGCCTTGTACACTTGAACCTTACGATACTTGGTATTGTAGATCCAAACTTCTTTGGCACCAATCATATCTTCAGGCTTCACTGACTTCAGTTTCAGTTCAGCGAATTCCTTCATGTACTTAACCTTAGCAACTTGCTTAGACAGAGGTACAGCTTTGCGAGCACGAGGTGCACGAGTAGCCTTGGCAGTTTGAACTGCTTGGTTACAGTCACTGATAATCTGTTCAACAAACTCAGCGAACTTCTTCAGTTCTCGTTTGGTGAGATGACTGTATCCTTCGACGAGTTGTTTGTCGTCTCCAGCAAGGGCTTCGCGCAGTTCTGCTGCGGTTGAGATAAAGAACTCTCCAATGCGTTTTGCGATTGGAGCGGACACGTTATTCGATGCCAGATAACCCTTCGTCGAGAAGTCTGATTTCTTATTGATGATGAAGTCATCAATTGCTCCCTCAATTTCACCTGCTAGTTCGTGAGCCTTGTCGTCCATGCGTTGTTGGATAGAAGGTTGGGCAGCAACCAAAGCAGCAGTTGCAGCAGCTTTCTTATCGGCTTTGTCTTGAGACTTTTGACGAGAGCCGATCTGTTCTTTCAAGAATGCAACACGCTCATTGAAGAAGTTAAGTTCTTTCTCTTGAAGAGCAGAACCACCTTCTTGAAGACGTGCCAAGATACCAGCATATCGGAAGTGGTATTCATCAACCTTCAACATTTCAACTGCAGTCTTCTTATCGACTTTGGCATAATGGCTGATGAACCACTTCTTCTTATCTTTGTCGTCGTGATTCGTGTTGTAGTAATTCAACGCACGGAGCAAGTCAGACTTATAATTGTCTTCGGTCAAAGTAACTTCGACACCCTTGCTCATGCGCTCGGCTTTTTCAATTAGTTTTTGTCGTTTTGCGGCAGTAGCCATAGGATAAATCCTCCAAGTTATAGAATAATTATACCCTATTTCCTAATTAAAGTCAAGCGGTTTTTTGCGTTGTAGTAGCTTCGTCGTAGATCTCCATAAACTCTTCGTGCTCGGCTTCCACCTGAGTACGGTTCTGTTTATGGTATGTTTTTGCGATCTTATTAATGATTTTCTTACTAATCTTGAATTCGTCTGACTTTTCCTTAACGATTTCGCGAATCAAATCACGTTCAGCTTCGATACGGAGCATAGAGTTACTCAACTCTTGAATTGCTCCCATAAACTTCTTACGATCTTGTTCAGTAGAAAACATGCTCATTTCTTGAAACTCACTTCTGTTTTAAATACAGCTGGGATGATGAAAGCAGCAAGCCAAGTTTCCAAAGTGTATGGAATGGCAAGTGCAGGGAACAATGTGTTCAATGCCCAAATTGCGGCAAGTGGTCCACCGATAACCATTAAAGCAGCGAGGACAACCACGCCGATTACAATCATACCTTTACTCATTTTGTTTCTCCAATAGAAAATGTTACGTTTTTGATAGAGTCCCAACGGAAGGATCTCCATTCATTTGTGATGGTGTCAAAGACACGTAGAGCGGATCCACCAGTCGTGCTATTTGTCGTTTCCTCCAACCCTGACTTTGGTTGCTTGTCGACGGGGATGCGGGATTCTGAGAGGGTGCAGAACATTTCTCGTTCTGTCCCATCTTTCTTGGTGAAAGTAACGCACAAATCTGTTGTGAGCTCATCGTGTAAAAGTCCTCTTAGCCAAGTTTGAAATTCTGGGTCAGTACCCAGCGGTTGTTTAACTTCTGTCATTTTTCACTCTTTCATAATAATCAACTAACGGTTTCCAGAAAGCAAGAAACTCTTCTGGGGTTGCAAAGAACTTATGATTGGTTTCATAAGTTCCATAATCTGTGGTGATCAGCGTTTGGATAGTTCCAGCTGGCACAGGAATCTCTTTAACAGTAATTGTATGGGGATATGTCATTAATTTCTCCGCATGGTTGCGATTTCAATAGCTTGTTCATCAGAGAAGATTGGAACAGCGTTGGATTTGTGCATTGTACCAATACCTTTGATCTTGTCGCCAGTATAAACAGGTGCGGCTTTCTTTGTACAATCGTGATAGCCAGTATTCAATGATGGAAACTTTGGAGTCTCGCGAACGAATGGCTTCGGTTGTGCAATAGGCTTTACTGTTTTGGTAACAGGTTTGGTTTCGTACTTCTTTAGTAGCTTCGCCCAAGAGGCATCCAACTCACGTTGCTTCGCTGTTGGTTTGTTGGCTTTGCGCTTTTTGAATGATGTATGAATAACTTGCATGATATAATTATACCTGATAAGTTCTTGTAAGTCAACTATTGAAGAGTTTCCCAACACGCGAAGGGAGTTTGTCGATCGCAGATTTCTTCAAAGAGGTATTCCTCGATTTCGTCGAGTTCTTGCGTTGTGATATGCTCAGCTCCAAGAATGCCGTCAAAGACAGCTTGGATAATCATTTCACGATCTTCAATAACAAAATCAACTTGCATTTAGTTTAGCCTGTAGACGTTTAACTTCAGCTTTGAGGTTGCGGTTTTCGTATTCAGCCCAACCAAGTTTATCCTGCATAGTTTTCATCATTAAACCAAAGTCACGATTGGCAGGTGCTAGGTCTTCAACTGGACGGATAATGAATTTACCATTCTCCCAGTCAAAGCCACTTGTTGCACTCTTGACTGCAACCATTGGTATTGCACCAACAGTAATGTATGGAAGTTCAATCGCGATCATAACTTCAGAATCATCTTTCGCATACTGCAATGCGATTTTTAGATCTTCAACTTTCATCTTCATCCTCGTACTGGTGATAACCAACAACTTCGCAAACGCTCTCCACCAACTGGGGTGCTTTTTCCCAACACTCATCGGATTGGTAGATAGCTTCAGGGCAAGAGATCTCTAATCTGTGAACAAATTCTTTACAAACATTCCAGAGTGCCATCAGTTCGGCATGGGTAGGTTCATTCATACATCACCTTCAAAATTGTCAGGGAGCCAAACACCACCGTCAGATAACCAACCACCAACGGAAGTCTTTGGCTCATCACTATCGTAAGTCAACCCAAGGGCTTTCATCATACGATGCTTCACACGTAGATTAGGTTGACGGAAACGATCAGTCGCAGTAAACCCCATCATGGTAGCAACTTCAACCACAGCACCTGATCGGCAGATACCAGCGTGGCAATGAACAACAACGTTCATAGAGTTAGCCAAAGCATGTTGAAGCAGACGAACAATCTCATCAGCTTGTTCTTGGCTGATTTTGAAGTCATCATCGAAACCGTCTTCGTCTTCAGCATCCAAGAAGTCAAACTGGTGAACTTCTTTGAACGCAAACTTAGGGGTTGGGTGGTCTCCTGGCGGATCAGAGATTTGGATGAGCATAGAATTGGCACCACAGTCGTAGTGGGAACCATTTCTCACCGAATCACGGCTCACATTTTCAATCCAACGAATAGTCACTTTCAATCTCCATCAAGAGGGTTTTATCATATACTTCTAGCAGGTCTTCGTCTGAAATTTCTTTCAGTTCGTGTTCTGCAATCATAAACTTTTCCATCAGTTGCTCAGGGGTGAAAGCAAACAGGATATACTCAGTCATCAATTCACGGAGGCTCATACAATGTTACTCCATTGAGCGAGTTTTTCACGTTTCTTTTCTGAGGCATCAATCACATTATCCCAACAGATCAAACCCTTTTCGCGCATCAGGTCAAACATACAAACCAAGTCACCGATTTCTTCTTCAAGGTGCTCACGATTAGTCTTTGGCTTTCCTGGCTTGTAGTTGTCGATACCGAAACGGTGAATCTTACTGATTGCCACAACCACTTCTGCGCATTCTTCTTGCGCAATATCCATAATCTCTACTTCAACCGAGTTCATTATACAATTCCAATTCTTGTTCCATTTGTTCACACGTCCAACAATAATACAACCACTCTACGAATTCCTGATACTCGTCGTCAAGTTGAGCCTGACGTTCAGCTTCGGTAGCTTCTTGCAGTTCTAAGTTGATTTCTTTTATCGTCTTCATATAATGATTATACCCCAAGACTTAATTAAAGTCAAGGGGTATTTTCGTAATACTAAAGTTTACTTGTTAGAGTTGGCTCGGACTTCCTCGAAGGTGTAATCCTTGCTCAAGTTACCATTCCAGTAGACTGGCACCAGAGCATTAGACCAACCACCGATACCTTTATCAGACCAACCAGTTGGAGCAGTTACGCCAGAAGCGAACTCACCACCAGAGTTAGTCCAAAGGGTAACACGACCAGCTTTAGACTTCTTACCAGCGTCAGTGATAGGATCTTTCTGAACGTCAACCCAAGTACCATTGATCAATGCAGCCGAACACTTCATAGCGAATCGTTGTGTGTCTCGATCAATTTGTTGGAGCAAGGCACCGCCCATACCGAATGCAATATTGTCTGCTGACCATCCCATTGCAGTGAGTGCCCCAAGGATAGAGCGGATGGACAACTCATTGACACCGTCCCCTTGGATGAGGCGAACGTTATTGAGGACTTTGAATCCTTTTGCGTTTGTAGTGTATCCAAACTTTGCTCCTAAAATCTCAATCAACTTCATATTAACTTCAACAGGATCACCAGAGTCGGGTCGGATAACCACTGTCGCACCAGAGGCGATAACCTCTTCCTTGAGTTCTTCACCCCAGAGTTTGCTTGCTGCATTAAAGATGTCATATGAGTCACTCACAACTGCCAAGATAGAACCTTCACGACCGAATTGCTTCAGCATGTTACGGTATGCTTCTACTTCACCTGCACGACCCCAGCTGGTAATGGTGCTGTGTTCTGCGGCTGGAATTGAGAAACCTGCAACACCAGCGCTGTAATACTCACGAGCATAAAGGACACCAGTGATAGTGTCACTACCCATAAAATTAACCAAGTGCGCTGCGCCACCAATCCCCGCAGATTCCATACTTGAAACACCACGGGCACCGAAATCATGCAACTTAAAATCAATACCAGCAGGGTCACCAGTCTTCTCCAAATATTCTTTGATAATGTTTTTGATAGTTTTGGACTGAGTGGCCACAGTGGTAGGATACCAAACTGCACGAAGCAAGGCAGTCTCAAGCCAAGTTGTCAACCAGAAACATTCTGGGTCTGTGTTCTCGATAGTCGCCAGTACATTTTTGACAGGCACCACAGTGCCTTCAGGTACAGCACGAATGACCAAAGGTAAGAAACCTTGGTGCTGATCAAGGATGTATTGCCACGCTTCACGATTAAATGGTTCACCGTGGGCTGTAAGAATTTCATCTGCAACATCAATGTCGGCTTGGGTAATTGGCTCAAGCAGATACTCCTTAATGAATGCTTGTAAACCGAAGAACAGGGTTTGATCGTAGCGACCACCACGTGATTCGATGTAAGAGTAGATGCCAGTTGTACCAGCGGGATATTGTTTCATCATGCTGACTTTGTAGCTGTCAGTGTTGAGGATGATGTTTTTAGCGAGTTTCATAGTAAGCTCCTTACTTGTTTCTATACTTAATTATACCTGATCTTTGAATTAAAGTCAAGCGTTTTTTGCGAAGGCTGGAATCGGCATAACTCCAGTGACTTTCGATACGATGTCCTTGTGGTCGTCGTACATCTCGATGTTGTTCAGTGCGTCGGTTAGTGGCACCCACTTACACAGAGCAGCATCGTCAGCACCATTGGCACGTGGCAGAGACCAGTCAGGGTTTGGACTGATACGCATATACACAGCCATGGTGTTGCGGGGAATACCGAACGAACGACTTGGGTCGTCAAACAATTCGGTCTTTACGATAGAGCCACGGAGAACTTTCTCTGGGACTCGCACGTTTGTTTCTTCAATCAACTCTCGGATTGCACAATCGAGAAATGTTTCACGCTGATTGCGAAAACCTCCTGGAAGTGCCCACGCACCTTTTCCTGGGGAGAACTTGCGTTGGATAAGCAAGATGTGACCTTGGCATTCAAGGATAGCATCGGAGCAGTTGAAGTTAAGGGTTTCTGGGAATGGATACCCAGCGAATAAGTCTTTTTCTTTGTCATAAAATGCACGATCGCCACGTACAGTCTCAGGCATGAGCGGATCATTTTCTGCAAACATACGAGTGCGAATCTCTGTTGCGTTTACCGAGTACTGAGCCTCGATAGATTTAAATTTGAGTTCAGGGAACCACTTGAGATAGTCGTTACCATCTTTCATGTGACCGAACAGGATCGGTGTACCCATTTCAAAATGTTCGATAGTAGCACGTACATCGGACATCCATTGGGTGTTTGAATAGCGATAATCGTTGAGTGGGATGATTTCGTAGTTGGTGATGCGTTGAGCATGCAACTTAACTTGGAGCATTTGTTTGCGTTCAGCAAACGTCCAAGGGTTACGGATAGAACGGCATTGATTAGCCGAACCAACTAGAATGTACAGTTTCTGTACTTGGGATGCAGCCACTCCAAGAGCGTGGATGTGACCTTCGTGAACGGGCTGGAATCGCCCAATAAAAATACCAGTTTTCATTTTCTTATCTCCTAAGAATACATACAAGCAGACTACCTGCTCATTTCTATTTAGCCAACTTTGCCTTGGCGCATACCTCTAATTTGTCAAAAAATTCCAAGCGACCTTTGATCTCCATGTAGAAGGCTTGGTACTTAGCAATTCGGGCAATGTCCTTTTCAGTCACACCCTTCAGTCGACGGATGTCAGTGTTGTGTCGCAAGTCAGCCATCTTAACACGCATTGCATCGTAGCTAGAGAACACACCAGTCTTGTACTCTTCGTAAGTCTGTCCACGTTGCTTTGTCAAGCACTTCAAACCTTCAATCACCCGCTCAGAGATACCAGCGTCACGTAGATCTTGGTAAGTCACGTCAGTGTCTTCAATCACGTCATGACCCAGAGCCATACACATCAGTTCTTCGTCGTCAGACTTCAGGTAGTGCATCACTTTCAGTGGATGTAGGATATAAGGGTTTCCACCTTTGTCAAACTGACCGTGGTGGGCATTTACTGCAATATGCAGCATTTTGTCGAGCATTTCACCTTTTTTCATCATACTATTTCCCTTTCCATAGTTTAATTATACCATAGTTCTGAATTAAAGTAAAGGGATATTTGACTAATACTTTACACTCCTTATCAAACCCGACACGGGTATTATACGTCTGCAAGAACCAAAAGTAAAGTTTATCTTACAATAAATACAATTGCATACTTTTGTGCATTTTTATAGGAAGGTGAGATGGAATTAACACTACAACAATTAAAACAGTTGCTTCCAAAGAACCCTTACGTTGATCACTGGCACCACGCTTTATCGCAACTTTTGCCAGAATATGAGATCAACACTCCGCAGCGAATTGCAGCTTTTGTGGCTCAGTGCGCTCATGAATCGGGTGGATTTATGGTTCTGAAGGAAAACCTTAATTACAAGGCTGCAACACTTCGCAAGATTTTCCCAAAGTATTTCCCAACGGACGCTATGGCTGCAGAATATGCTGCAAAGCCAAATAAACAAGAAGCAATTGCTAACCTAGTTTATGCAAACCGCATGGGTAATGGTGGTCCAGAGACTGGTGACGGTTATCGTTACTGTGGTCGTGGATTGATCCAGTTAACAGGAAAGTCAAACTATTCATGGTTCGCTGCTTCCCTTGGTATTCCAGTCGAAGAGGCTGCTGAATATCTACAGACTTTTGAGGGTGCTGCTCAATCCGCTTGCTGGTTCTGGGAAACAAATAACCTAAACCAATGGGCTGATAAGGGTGACATTCTTACATTGACTAAGAAGATCAACGGTGGTACTATCGGTCTAGAAGATCGTATCAAACACTATGAGCATGCTCTACATGTAATGGGAGCCTAAAATGAACGACCGTAAGTTAGTCAGATGGTTGTTATTGCTTTTGCTATTGCCACTTGGTTTAGCCATGTGCAGTAAAGAGCAATTTCGCTATCCATGCCAAGACCCAGCTAACTGGGATAAAGAATTTTGTAAAATGCCTTTATGTGATGTGAATAGAACTTGTCCAGAACACATCTTTAAAGGTCAACGCGACCCGCGATTAGGACCACCAAAAGATGAAACTACTAAAACTGCTGTACAACCGATTACTCCAGCATCTCAAGGAGCAAACTGTGGAAAATAAAGACACATTTGTATATACTGAAGAACAACTGATGGCTCGCCTGAAGTTCTTCATCGGTATCTGCTTATCGCTTACACTATTCGGTATCGTGTTCGTTGTATTGTATTCTTTGATTTTTGTTACTCAACCGTTGAACGCTATCAGCCCAATCGACCAAAAGTTCTTTGAGTTGATTGTACCTATCGCTACATTCTTGACTGGTACTCTATCAGGTATCATGCTTGCAGGTACTAAACCAGAAGACCAGAAGATGATGTTAGAAGCTCAGAAGCAAGCGCAATCAAACGCTGAAGCTGCTGCTAAGAACACTATCGCTCAAGCTGCTATTTTGAACCCAACTCCGCCACCAGCGCCAGTTGTGATTCAACAACCAATGTATCAGGCTCCACCAGCTAACTTTACACCACAAGTGTTAATGAGCTCAACTGGTAAACCAATGCCTGCACAACCTGATCACCAAGAGATCTAAATGGAATTTCTAAAGAGTATGTTACAAGACGGTCACAACGGCTCATGGAGCAGTAAGAGAGTGATCACGCTTTTGGCTTTTGTTATCGTTGGTGTATCATATTTGGCTGATCAGTTCACAATCTATAAAGCAAATGAAACCTTATTCGATTCAATCATCTACTTGGTGATTGCTGGATTAGGTTTCACTGCTTCCGAAAAATTCGCAAAGAAGGAAAAATCAAATGAATAAGTTTCTAGCAATTCTATTGGCAAGCGTAATGTCTTTTGGCGTTATGGCTGCTGAAACTGAACGTGTTTGTATCGAAGTAAAAGATGCAAAGACTGGTAAGATGAAAGAAGAATGTAAGGTGATTAAGAAGCACAAAAAACTTGAAGGCACCGAAGTGCCTAAGAAGTAAAAGAAAAGGGAGCGTTAAGCTCCCTTTTTATTTGCGCATTTTAAACCAATATGTTGTTTGTAATACTCTCATCACGTGATCGCCAGTTGTGTTATTCCATTTAGCTGCCCACTCGACGAAATGTGACCAATCCCTTTCAGGATCCTCTTGCTCCTGACACCACGCTTGATACATATGGTGTAAAGTATAAGGTGTCATTACTTAGCCAATGGATTGTCCAGCGCTCTTTGAATCTTACGATCCACGCTGTTGTCTAACGCTTTAAGTTCTTTACGAACTTCGTTTACGTCCTGAGTTGTTTCACGTTGGCTTTGCTTTGCGCCACGTTCTACTGAATCAACAATACCTTCCAAACGACGAATGTCGCTCTTTAAGTCGTTCTTAATATCTTGCGTGTATTGAACAGACTTCTCTGATTTCTCCACAACAATATCCATCTTAGCTTGTAGCTCTGATAGGTCAGGTGCAACATATTCAGCGATACGCTTCTTCATTGATTGATAATCTTTGTACGTTTCAAACGCACCGTACAAACCACCAAGGATAGAAGAAACTAGAGTGAACGCTACCATTAACTTGGCTGGAGTAAATTCATACCCACCAATGCTAATAACAGTGTTTGCACTAGCATACTTCTTTACTGCATCTTCAGCAGCGTCAATCTTGGCATTGACATCTTTAATTTCTTCAGACATATTACTCTCCGTATTGTGAGCCAACTAGCTCGTTATGTAGACGATCGGATGGTCCATACAACCCCATGCCTAATCTTCTATTGTCTACGTTCTTTTGATTATTGTAGACAGTGAAAGGTTTATAACCAACAACGTCTGGCACTACTGATTTACCATACGCATCAAATCCTGGCGTGAAACCCATAGCTTGGATTACCACGTTCTGTACTTGTTTCTGCGATTCCATGTCCGCAGCCTTACCCATTTCATTGGCTAAGTTCTTACCCTTTTCAACCGCATCTTTCTTAGCAGCTTCTGCTCTACGTTCAGCTAACTGTTGACGAGCAGAAGGTTGAGGCTTCTCGCCACCTTGAGCTTGCTGAGGTGCTGGAGCAGCTGGTTTATCAGCACCAGCTGGCTTTTCTACTGCAGCTGGTGCTGGAGCAGGTGCCTGTACTAAAGGGACAGTGGCTGTTGCTGCTTGAGCTGGTGATGCTGAAGTGGCAGATGTGGTAACAACTTCATTAACTACTGGATCAGACACCACGGCAACTGCAGTAGTTTCTGTTGTAGTCGTTGGAGCCATTGCTGCAACTGTACCAGCTGTTGCTATTGTTGATGCTGTTCCTTGCTTTTCGAACAGCATTTTCTTGGCGTAAGCTGTAGCATAATTAGGGCAAGTTGTTGAATACAATCCATTAAGATTGCACTGTTGTGTAAAATACGCTTGTTCATATCCTGGACAAGCAGAATTGTAGAGTGCATTCGTTGAGCATTGCTGATTGAAGTACGCTGTTTCATATCCTGGACAAGTAGTTGAGTAAAGAGGGTTAACAGAACACTGATAATTTAGGTACGCATTAGCATATCCTGGGCAGCTTGGATCGTGTAAAGCATTAACTGTGCATTGCTGTGTAAAGTAAGCAGCAGCATATCCTGGACATTGTGGGCTATAAAGGGCACTTGCAGAACATTGTAGGTTTAAATAAGCTGCAGCGTAACCTGAGCATGTAGTAGATGATAGCGGATCGGCTGCACATGTATCAACACCATAGTTCATTTTTAAACTAACGTTGCGAACCTTTGGTCCGTAGTAACCACCCCAGAAACCGCCATCTCTACCGCTGAACTGAACAGTTAAGTTACCAAAGTCAGAAGGAACTCCTGGGTTCTCGTAGTTGACAGTACCACTAAAAGTGGTCCAGTCGAACTTAGTGTTATAGACCCAACTGTCTGTTCTTCGTATCGCAGTGTTGTTATAGTTTAGAGTGTAAACGTTTGCGTATAGTGTATCAACGCCACCTTGACGGTTATCGCCGTTTAGGTTGTTAATATCCCAAGAGTATGAATACCCTCTAACTTGTATACCTGAGCCAACGTTTGATAGTGCTTGATTGATTGCGAATGTCTGAGCGACAGTCGACTGCATATAACTGAAGTGGATTGTATTAGTGGCTGGGTCGTAAAGAGCTCCTGGACCACCAGTGCAACAATCATTTGGTTTTGAGCCTGTGACTACACCTGACCACGTATGAGCAGTCCCAGATGTAATTAGATTTGGCGTTGACTGATCCTGAGCGTGAGCGAAAGAAACTGTCAACCACAAAATGGCTAACAGCTTCTTCATTACTTCTTCTCAGGAGTTGGGACGATTGTATCGTCTTCTTTGATACGACCCTTTGCCTTCCAAATCTCTTTAGCGTTCTCGCCGATCTTACCTTGCACTGGGCATGGTGTACCTGCGTCTAACATAGCTTGGAAAACACGATCGTCTTGGCATAATGTTGCTACCGCTGCAACCTTCATACCCATATCATATAGATTCTTCGAAAGTTTGATTCTTTCGCAATTCATATCCCTAGTTGTACCACCCATAGAGATACCAAGAATCTGCGTCTGAACTGCACCACTTGCGGCAGTGGCACATACGTCATTATTAATTGTTGTAATTGCTGGAGCCACAGCTGTTGGCGGTGGCGATTTTACTGTTGTAGTACTGTTGCTTGTAGTCTCGGAATAAGATCTACTTGTCGAATCAGTTACGATTGGGTCAACTGCCCAAGCGTTTAATGTAGTCATAACAAAAAGCGATATCACACATAGCTTTTTGTACATGGCTTTTGCCCTCCTAACTCCTCACCCTTGGAGCCAGACACAACCCGTCTGTTGTTATTATATTAGGTGATAACACTATTTAGGTATCCGCAGTCTTTGCAAACGTCCTTGAATAGGTTTAATGCTCCACAAAATTTACATTCATACTTCATTTTTTATTCAACTTTTCAATATCGTCTTCGATAGTACCAACCTTGTTTAAGAAGGATTGTACTTTACGTTTCTTTTCTTGTTCCAACAGTTCTGATTCGTATCTACCCATTTCTTTTTCGGTAGATTTAACACCAACTCTGCTGTAAAGTTCTGGTTCCCAGTCTTTCTTGACCTCAACCTCAACATGATCATCAAATAATAGATCGTCCTCAGTTTCTAAAACTTTAGGGCTTTCTTCACCTTTAATCTCTAACGTGCCTTCTTCTATACCTTTTTTGACGGCTTCCTGTAATTCAGGGAAATCGCTTATTGGGCGAGGCTCCGTTAGATTTAACTCTTTGTTCTTATCAAAGAACTCTTGAAGAGGGTGAGGTGCAAGTTCTTCTGGAGTTGGTTTTTCGCCAACATCAGCAACCCATGCATCAGGTTTATATTCTTCACCCTTTTCCTTTTTCATCTGCCAGTTAGCAGCAATCAGTAATAGAACGGCTAGTGGATCAAACACTAGCACGATCATCATGATTACAATTCGGACGGCTTTTTCGAGTATCTCTTCGCTGGCGCTTTCTTCGTAGATGAGCGCTGCGATGTATTTGATTGGTCCGACTTCGGCTTCGACTTTACGGACTTCGGCTGCGATTGGGGCACGTTCTTCGTTGTATTTTGCGACTTGGGTTTGCGCTGCGCCGATCTCTGAGAGGAGCCTTGTTCTTTCTTTCTGCTGGGCTCTGCGGATGGCAACGGCTCGGTCTGCACCGTTGGCGTCTGTGGTTCTTGAGATGGTTTGATCAACTTGTTGATCCAGTTGAGAAATTTGCTTACGAGCTGCATCTATATTTTCCTTTTCAGTTTTAATTTTTTCATCTATCAGAGATAACTTAGCTGCAACGTCGCCAGTTGGGACTGCTTGGTCTAGGTGAGCTTTAGACAGATAACCAAAGATACCCATTGACGTTAGCATCATTAAGACTACTAAAGCAACGGTAAAGTAGCCCATCATTAGTTTTGGAATCTCTTTCCAGCTGCGATACAGCCAAGAAGCCACAACTAATTTGGACACTTCAAGTAGAGAACCCATGATGAAAATTGGAATTGCGGCTGCAGCAAAGATCGCCACTAGACCCATGATTGAGTAGTAAGCTGCCACTGCGGATAAACCCAGTGCTGTTCCGAATAGTAAATATGCCATCATAGTTTATTTAAGATATGAGAACCATGAACACGAACGCTAATCTGTCCGTTGTAATAATCCGTGGTTTCCAACACTCTCCTTGTAAATTGTTCGCGAGCCTCAACGTAAGAACATTCAGCTTTTGATTTACAGAAAAACAAAATCTCCCTGCGGAAGTTATCCTTCCCAAGGAGCTCTACATCTTTATTTAGTTCTATGCTAGAGCCATAGTAGTCTAGCCAATCAGAGTCTATTTTTGACTTGATCTTCTTTTTCTTTTTAGTGCCGTTCTTTAAAGTGACGGTCTTATAAGAAGTCTTGCTGAACTTAGCAAGTTTCTTACCAATATATTTGCGATCGCTGGTGAGGTTTGTGATTAAGTATACAAACCCCACGCAGTCTTCTGGTAATTCAGTAATCTGTTCGTTATTATAAAGCCACATTGAATAAAATAGTTCGTAAAGAAACTATTTATTCGTCTTGGTCTTCATCGTCTTCTTCGTAAATGTCTGCTGAACACACAGGGCAGTAAACGATATCCTCTATTCTTTCTTCTGACTTGAGGATAATCTTACCGTATGCACCACATTCTTGACATTCAAAATGCTTAGTTGCCATATTTCTCCTTAAAGAGCAAATACAATATATGCTCTGGCTGTTGTTGGTTTGTACTCGTATTTGAGACCAGCAGGGATATAGACTAAGTCACCTGGTTCTAATAGTCGCTGTTCATCTTCTAACTTGAACTCACTATGACCAATGGCATTCCAAATAAGTACATCATTGTCGCTGGTGTATTTATAATCACCCTTTGTTGTAAGAGTGACGTACATATCAACACCTTTGATTTCACCATCAAGATTCTCGTTTAGGTATTCTTTAACTGGAGCAATGCTGTCGATTTGATCAACAGCTGGTAGTTTATAATACATAACACCAACTGGTCCACCAACCTGATTATCGGCACAGTGTGCCAGATAACCTATAACAGTTTCCCAAGGGAATGTTGGTTGGATTGCTCTAGAGACTACTGTTGGAACCTTGTCAGCGATTCGTTGGTTTAATTGTTCCATTAAGCCCATACATCACTCCATGATCCAGTCAGTGCACCTTTGGCATAGTCAGTGACACGGTTCTCGAAGAAATTACCGTGCACAGGTGCGTTAATCATTTCTTCAACCCATGGTAGTGGGTTCTTCTTGACTTTAAAGATACCCTTCATACCAAGGCTGATTAAACGACGATCAGCAATGTAACGGATATACTTCTTAACGTCTTCAGCAGACAGGTCTCTCATATCACCGCTTTGGTAGCACAAGTCGATGAACTTGTCTTCCAATTCAACCATCTTCTCAGCGATTGAATAGATTTTACCTTTGAGTTCGTCGTTCCAGATCTCTGGGTTTTCTTTGACGTATTCCTTGAACAATCGCATCATGTTCTCAGCATGCATCGTTTCGTCAACGATAGACCAAGTGACGATTTGACCCATACCCTTCATCATACCGTGACGAGGGAAGTTCAATAGCATAATGAATGATGAGAACAACTGCATACCTTCAGTGAACGCTGAGAACACGGCAATGTGTTCAGCAACGCTGGCAGCTGTACCGTTCTTGCTAGAGATATCTAACACATAGTCGTGCTTGTCTTTCATCTCTTGGTATTCCAAGAACTGATTGTAAGTAGTCTCTGGTAAACCTAGTGTTTCAATCAAGTGAGAATATGCAGCAATGTGTAATGCTTCACGTGCAGCAAAGCCCATCAACATCATGCGGATCTCAGGTTGAGGGAAATGAGGTAAGTAGTTATTTACATAACCACCAGCAACGTCAATGTCACCCTGTGTAAAGAAACGGAAGATGTTAGTTAGAAAAGTCTTTTCCTCAGCAGTCAAAGACTTCTTCCACTGTTTAACGTCTTCAGCCATAGGCACTTCAGTGTGGAGCCAGTGAGCTTGTTCGTGTTTCAACCAAGCCTCATATGCCCACGGATAGTTGAACGGTTTAAAGTTCGTTCTGCTATCGGTAAGTTTGTAATTCTTTTTAACCATTATTCTTTGTCCAATTCTAATTCTATCATTTCGTCCGTGATATGGACGCCAACGACTTCACGATAACCTTCTGGTGTTAATACAACCACTTTAACCTTTTTAAGAGTTTTGTGAATCTCACCGCTATTCTTTGGGTAGAGAGCACACCAATATTTTTTGATTTTATCAGAGATGTCGTAAGCGTCCATGGGGTCATCCTTCGCAGGCTAGGCAGACTGATTCATCACCAGTCATAGCAGTTAAGTCGATTTCTTTAATCACTTCACGTTCAATCTTCTTAGCAACTTTATCTGCCTTGGCGATCTTATCAGAACGACAATAATACATAGTCTTCAGTTTTTCTTTCCATGCCATAAAGTGTACAGCGTGGATATATTTAATATGCGAGTCTGGTCTAAAGAAGACATTTAGAGACTGCGCTTGGTCTATATATACTTGCCTGTCTGCGGCGTGTTGAATGACCCAGCGCTGGTCAATTTCCATAGACGTCTTGAAAACATCTTTGTTCCAGTCGTCCATCCAATCCAAGTGCTGAACCGAACCATCATTCGCAATAATAGAACTCCATGTTTCTTCATACCAACCCTCTTTGTGTTTAGCAGCTTCTTCGCGGATAATCACATCAAGATAACGGTTCTTGTTCAGGTGAGAACCCGATAGAGTGTCTTGGCGATAAGCGTTGGCACGATAAGGTTCAATAGAAGGAGAAGTATTCCCCATGAGAATGGAAGAAGAAGCATTGGGAGCAATAGCCATAAGATGACTAAAGCGATTCCCAGTACCAACTGCATCAGGAGCTTCGCCACGCTCAGATCCCAATTCTTTATTTGCAACATCTAATTTACCTCTTACATAAGCAAAGATTTGTTTATTCTTACCAACGGCTAGGCTGGATTCCCATGGGATGCTGTTCTTTTGCAAGAAGGCATGGAAACCCAACGCACCGATACCGATGCTTCGTTCACGCATGGCGGAGAACTTTGCACGTTCGATTGAGGTAGGTGCATGATCAATAAAATGCTGAAGCACATTGTCAAGCATTTCTGCAACATCACGAAGGAATAGATCGTCAGTTTTCCACTCATCATAGTATTCAAGGTTCAATGAAGACAAACAACAAACAGCTGTACGTTCTTCGTTGGTTGGTAAAATAATTTCTGAACACAAGTTTGATTGATGAACACGTAGACCTTTTTCATACAACCACTGTGGTAGTCTACGGTTAGACTCATCAATGAAGTGAAGGTATGGCTCACCAGTTTGCATACGCATTTCTAAGATACGCTGCCATAGTTCTTTAGCTGATACAGTTTCACGGACTTCGCTTGACGCTGGGTCAATTAGATTCCACGAGTCATCAGCATTATGATCAAGCATACAACGCTCGATAATTTCCATGAACGCATCAGGGATATTAATACCATGGTGCATATTCAGGCAACGCATATTCTGGTCACCTGTTGGTTTGCGCATCTCTAAGAAGTTAATGATATCTGGATGACTAATATCGAGGTAAGCAGCATAAGAGCCACGACGAGTACGTCCCTGACGATAAGCCAAACTAGACGCATCGTACATTTTGAGGTGAGGCATAACTCCAGTCGATTTATCGTCCGCCGAACGGATACCAAAACCGATGCCAACACCACCGCCAAGCATAGAAAGCCAATTAGTTTCGCTAAGATTATCAACTAGACCCTCCGCTGTGTCTTCGATATAGTTGAGGAAGCAGCTGATAGGAAGACCACGCTTGCTGCGACCGAAAGAAAGGATAGGTGTAGAATATGAAAGCCAATGTTTGCTGGAATATTCATACAACCTTTGAGCGTGTTCTGGTGTGCTACCGAACATACTTGATACATACGCGAACCTTTCTTGAGGGGAGACTTCTTCCTCTCTCATATAACTTTCTTTTAGACGAATCTTCCCAAGTTCATCAAATAGATTATCTCGAGAATAGTCTACCTTAATGCCATGCACAACTTCTTGCATAGATTTCCTTTTTATTTTAATTATTGATAATGTCGTCTACCATAGGGAAGGCTTCAGCAATAGCTTTTGCACACTCTAGAGCGACGTCTCTATGTTCTTCTTGTGTACCGTTTTCTTTACGGAGTTGAATGTAGTGAATCCAACTGCGGATTGTACCATTCATGTATAAGCGACTTACTGTATTACCTTCTGGTAAGATAGCACGTGCTTGTTCTTTAGCAATACCCTTTTCAATAGCTTCAGCATAAGTCGCCTTGACATAATCAATTAGAAACTTTTGCTTAGCATCCCACCACGCTTTTAGGGCAACGTCATTAGTGTGGATGGAGTTTTGACGGTTCTTCTGGTCTTGTAGTCTAGCTTCTCTTAGGACAAAGTCTAAGTCCTTAGTTGGATCAGCATAACGTTGGCTGAACTCTTGGAATGAGAATGAACGGTGACGAAGAATCTGTCGAGCGATATCACGAGTAGTTTCGATCTCTAGGCACGCTGAGACCATTTCAAGCGGAGACCAGTGTTGGTGTTTGATAAGATACTTGATTAACTTATCAGCTGTGTCCATATTAAATTGGTTAGATGGGTTGCTAACTCTAGCGCAGAATGCAATAAGCTCCTGTGCATCGGTCAACCCTTCATCATACATACCACGTGCGGGTTTAGAGTAACTAATTAATTTAACTTTCATACTTTTTTCCAATCTGCGAATTTCAATTTAGCTTCCATACCTGCGAAGGTATTTGTATTTATGAGGTTCAAAACCTCACTTGGGGTTCTTCCAGCCTTGATCATATCATTAATGTCTTTTTCTTCCACTGTATCTGGATACATAACAACGTTATAACCAAGGTCAATATATTTACCAAGCTGGCGGACAATGTCTTTATTTCTTGGTTCGTTATCCATTACAAGCGTTGCATTAGTGAGAAGCTGACGAATGATAGGGGTATCAAAACTTGCTCCTGAAACAGCGATTGCATTCGGAAGAAACAAACTGTCGATTGGTCCTTCCACCACGTAAATTCGTTTTGAGTAGTCAACTCTGTCAAGTCCATATATTTTCTCCACTTCTTCACCAACTTTGATGGTGTAATACTTAGGCGTCTCGTCACCGTATGCTCGCGCACCGATAGCAAAACATTTACCATGTTTGTTAAAATACGGGATGATCATACGAGGATGGTCACCCTGAATAGGCTCTTCAAACTTAGGTTGAAATGAGTTTACAAACTTCTTGAACTTCGGAGCGAAGTAAAGAAGTTTCAATTTGTCTTCTGGGATTTTACGGTCAAGAGCATACTTGACTGCAGGGTGACTGCGATCTAAACGATCGAGTCTATGAACAGACGAAAGAACATCATCTTCCCATTCAAGCACAGCAGGTGCTTTAGTTTCGGGGATGAATTTACCAACGTCCTTGTGATCAGTATACTTGGATGCGTTTTCTTTGTAACGTTCCAACACATACTCATCATACAGGCTTGCATTAACACGCTTCAGTAAGTTACCAAAGTTGCAAGACAAACCACAGTTGTGACACTTATAAGTCAGACCACCCTTGAAGTTTAGGATGTAACCACGTGCCTTTGTTTTCTTGGTTGAGCTGTCACCACACACTGGACACGAGAAGTTCCAAGTGTATGGTTTAACCTGTCTGAAGTTTCTTAGCTGCGCTCCAAGAATGGAGGCATATTTGACGTCAATGTATAACATGATAAAATCTCAACTAACATATAGAGTATATTATACCCCATATCATCATAAAAAGCAAGTTTTATTATCCAAAGATCTTGGTGATGATCCCTGTGTTTCCAACAACAAAACCTAATACAATAGCACCACCAACAATCATCCAACGCCATCTTTCAAGAACATCTACACGGTCAGCGATAGCTTTGATGTCAACTTGAATTTCTTTTTGGATAAGTTCGTGCTGCTCTTTGGCAGCTTTAGCACCTGCTTGCAGCTTTTGATCTAAACGATTTTCCATATCGCTAATTTTATCTACGATCTCTCGATTACCTGTTGTAATACGAGAATGTAATTCTTTGATTTCGTCGGCACGTTGGTCAGACACTTTATCTAGCCCGTCTAGTCGTTGTTCATGTACGGCTAGAATCTTGCTGATGTCACCGCTAACCTGTGTAATTTTTTCTATGGATGTATCGAGTTTCGAGACTACACTCTTCAAAACTCCGACTTCTGTTTCAATCGCCATTGTAGATTCTCTTCTGTTCATTAACCCACTCTTGTAGCGATCTTAATTGTTCTGCTACTTTGTGATAGGTTGTGTAGTTTTCTGTGATGGTTGTGGCAACTCCAGAGAGTTTAACTTCGGAGGCTCCTTCATTAGTGCCTCTGGAGGTGTCGGGAACTTCATTGCGACTGGCACTGTCGTGGAGCAAGACGAAACCATTAGGGATAACGCACTGACCATCAGCAGTCGCTGTAATAAGATTTGGAATTTGTTTTGCAATTAG